ACAACTGCTGTTCCTGACATATTAACTACTTGCGATTTTTCGAATTCTTTTTGTAGGAAGTTGGTGCCTACAATTGGTGGTACTTCTTCCGAAACAGACGCTCCAGATATATCCCAAGAGGTTAATAGGATAGCGTTTTCAGGTTCAACTGGTTGTAGAGCAACTGAATCAGAAGGTAAACCTTGTTGTAACTCTATTGAATTAGATGTGTTTAATATGGCATTATCAATTCTGTTATAACCTGCATCAGCTTCAGCAACAGTAATTGTTATTGGAGCTGCGTTTTGATAAATGGTTCCATTAATTTTCCAAACAAAACCTACAGAAAATGTAAAAGCATTTCCAACGCGAGTTATTGTTCCTAATGCAACAATTGAATTTGTAGCAGTAAAAATTACTGGATCGCACGCAAATGGGTTATTAGTTCCTGTTATACTCATAGGTCAAATTTCAGTTATATTTAAATGAAAAAATAGGACACTTTATATTCCTAAAATTCCTTTTGTGTTGTATGGTTTGTAACCAATTAATTGTTTTTTATTTTTTAATAATGGAAATTCGCACTGGTCAAATTCTGCTGTGTTGGCTTCAATTATTTCTGTAACTAATTTTAAATATTGTGTGCCATTTGCAATTTCTTCTTCGGCTAAAGATTTTAATTGATCTGCTGATTTTCCGTAGCTTGGATTTTCTCTTCGGCCATCGGACATATTTTCAAAGTCGATACGCAAACCACGTTCATCAAAAATAAATAGTCCGTTTGCAGAAACTTTTGCGACAGTAAATGCTACGATTGCTTTTTGCAATGCTATTTTTACTGCTTTTAAGTTACTTATTACATCATTTTTTAAGGCAGTAATTAACTCTGGACATAGAAAAGTATGTAAATATTGATCTTCCACCTTGCGGATGGTTGGTATTAATGCGAGATAGGTTTGTCTGCTGTCGAAAATATTGAAGTATTTTGAGAAGGTTACGGCATTATTTACTAGCAATTCATTGTTTAGTTGGGTATATCCTTCTGCATAGTCTTGAAAAACGGTAAGGTTTGAATCTAAAACAGCTAATAATAAATCCATACTCTCGTGTCCTGAACGCAATAATTCTCTTCGAATGTCTTTTGTTTGCCACCACTCAGGATTTTTTCTGTTATCGGAAGTGTTTACAGAAATTCCTGAAGAATCCATTTGCACCTGTAGATAAGGTAAGTATATGTACATACCAAAGTTGGCAATTGCAGAACGCAAATATTCGCGAGCTTGGTTTTTAATATCTGAATTGTCTCCAGTAAATTCATTTTCTAAAAGCTCGTGAAGATTGCCTACGTACTTATTTGTGTAGGCATTTATTGCTTTTTGAATATAAGGTTCGAAGTCTTCAAACTCAAAAGACTGAGCAATTGAAACGTATTTTTTTAAATCGGATGTGGTTTCTAGTATCATTTTTAAAATATTTTACATAAATGCATTTTTGTAGAACATCTTAAGATTTTATTTAATTCTCTAAGATTTTTAATTTTAATGTTTTCTAATAAAATAGGGACTTCATTTAATAAAAAAGAGTTATAATCAACTCTTAATATTATATCATCAAACTCTTCTTTTAGAATTAACATTACTGAGTGATACTTGTCTTTTTGAATTTTACATTCAACTATTAAAACATCTCCATCAAATCTTGGAATTGAATTAGTTTTTTTTTCGAAATAGTCATAAATTTTTTTTAATTCTTTCATATTTACTAAATTAAGCAGTTACGGATTGAGAACCTGTTGGGTTAGCGTCTAATGTTGTAAGTATTGTGTTTTCAAAAGCGGCACGAATGGTGGTGTCCCAACCATTATATTGCGAAATGAAATCGAAAATTTCAAGGGTTGTTTCTCGGTTTGTTTTGAAAAGCGCTGAAAGTATTGTGAATGCTTCACGTTTGTCTGAGCCTGAACCTGCTCCGAGTTTTCCGCCTGGTATGCCCGCACCAATCAAGGCAGGATCTACACCAAGCGCGAAAAGAACTTCGGAGTTAGCGGCTTCTGCTTCCGGAAGATACGAGCCGTCTTTTAATTTGTCATCAATAGCAGTAATTTTCACAGCAGGATATGGTTTTCTGTCTTCTCCAACGATTGTCATAGACTGGATTGTTTTTCCTGCATTTGCATTACCAACTAAAGATTCATCGATTGTATCAATTACTTTTTGGCGAATGTCAATTCTTTCGTCAGGAGAAAAAGCCAACCATTGCTGTTGATATAAATTTGTAAAATATCTTTCGTCAATCTCAATGATGTATTTTATCACCATTTGATTTTGAAACATTGCTTTTTTTAATTCAGGAACCGAGTTTGCAACATCTAACCAACCGCTTTCTGCAACAGCATGCCATTCTGATTTTGGATACATAGCTTCATCAAGCAGTGGATAAAACACTGGTCTGATGAATTTATGAATATTATTGGTTTTACAATATTCTTTTACTTCATCTACAGACCAATAACTGTCTATTAAAGGAACTTGTTCTATATATTCAGAAGTAGCATCAACGGTTTCTTTACCAAATTTTTCAGATATATAAACGTATTCAACTAAATTGTTTTCTTTGTTTGGAATAGAAAATCTGCACCAAGCCGATTTTTGTCTTTTGACTTTGTTTATTGTCTGAAAATTTTCAGACAATATATATTCCGGAAAGGCAATTGAGAAATATTCTAAATCTGCAATAACTTCTTTCCACATACGAGCCATTTGAGATTTTTTAAAAAATTCATTAATTTCTGGAACCTCAGAAGGATCCACCATTTTAACTTCTTTTTTACCTTGCTCGTTTGCTACATCACGCACCAATACTAATCCATTGCCATAGTGTGTTTTTCTAAGGAATCGCAAACCTGATGAAGCAGAACCATTTAAACGAACTCGTTTTAAAATCTCTTGTGGGTAATCGTTCTTTTTGCCCCAAGATGCTATTTCGGCTGTCTTATCTTTCACGTCAATTTTAACAACAGTAACTTGATTGTCAAAAACATCAACCGTGTTTTTAAAAGTATAAGCTGCAGCATTACCGTTTGACAACTTTGAAACAGCTATTGTGGTTCCGAAAAATTCTGTTTGATCACTCATTAGTAAATCACTTTTGTATTATTAATTGAAACAATAAAATCGATACGAATTTTTTTTATTTCTCCGTTTGGCAATTCAATGTTTCTCGTTCTATTAGAATAATGACTTGGCGACTTAATTGCTGAAACTTCAGCAGTTTCTTTTGCCTGTGGAAGATATTTAACACCATAATATTTTTTAAGTTTTCCACCTTGTTTTGTTTGTTCATTGAACGTTCTATACTCAATGTCAAAAGGGACAAACATTCCAAGTTCATCACGAAAATTAAAAATCTTAAGTGCTTCCGATAAATTAATAAATCCATTATTCATGATGTAAAATTCGTTTTTAATACAAAAAAAAAATAGGACACCAAAAACTAAAGCTTTTAATATCCTTTTTTTGCTTAACATTCTAATTTTTAATGATTTAACTATTTGATTTTCATTATTTTACAACTAAAAAACGAAATACATATTTTAATTTAAAAGATTTTGGCACGCCTGTCCCTAAAAAATTTTTCACTTTCCTTTTTCAAAAACATTAGGATATATGAAAACGTTATGGTTTAAGTTCTAATTTGGTGTTCGTGAGCAAAGCTTGTTGTTCCTTTGAATCTATCGTTGTACATAGTTATGATAGGTATGTCAAAGGCATCAGGTAGGTGAGTGGCGTGTTGCTGTGGAAATGAACTGTTTCGTTCATCCTTCTTATTCTTCTCTACACCTGATAATGACTCTTTGGCTTCGGTTCTTTCTAATGCTATAATCAAATCAGGATTGTTCCCTTCGTTTATCCTTATCTTGGGTAGGTTAGGGTGGTTCTCCTTAAGCATAGCATTGAACAACAAATACTTATCATAGTGTGTTGCAGCTGCACCACGCGACATAATGATAACAGTCCATCCGTGTGATGTAAGTAGTTCGCGTACTTGTTCAAATAAAGTCTTTGAACTATTTGGCAGTCTGTTGTTTCCATCGTGTCCACCATATAGATAGATAGTCTTATCCTGGTGCGGTCTGTAATATGGAATGAACTTCTCAATAAATAGATCATCTAACAGCTTAGGCGACTTCACCCACATAGACTTAAGCACACGATATTCATCATAGTGTGTCTGTGATACCACCAAAGAATTGAACACACCAAAGTCAAGCGACACAATAAGCGGTTCATTTGGATTGATATCGTTGTCCTGGTTGCTATTGAAATGATCACGCACAATATCTTTATTACCTGAATTAAACTTCGAAGCATCCAATCCTTCAAGGTATGATGCACTATAATCAGTGTAGTAATGCTTATCAGGGTTTAAGTTAGCGTAAAATCCATCCGTGATTTCCTTTGGCCTAATATTTAGGATTTCGGCATCATATATCAATTGACTTGGCGCTTCAGCTTTCATATCTTCAAACCAACCCTTACGTAAGTTGTGAGCGTTTGCGTATGAGTTAGCCTTACCAAAATAGTATAATTCAGGGCGTTTTCTTGCTTCTGCTTCCATTTCAATAAACCATTTCCCTTTTTTACTGATTGGAGTAGAAGAAGCGTATATTTCAGCACCAAGCATTGAAGAGTTCTTGAATATCTCTTTCTTTGCCCTGTTGGTTGTCTT